AGCAAGGTGATAGGTAGGATGAAAGAAAATATTTCTTGTATGCAGTTTTGAAGGTATATATAAAAGGTAAAAAGCAATCAACATATGTTGGTTGCTTTTTTTACAGAAAAAATATCAGTGAGAGAATTTTTATATTTATTTACAACAAGATTTATGATCAAATTCAGGATTAAATGCGTAGAAGTTTTTACTATCTAATTTATCCTGGACAATTCTGAGGCTTTCTCCAAAACGTTGATAATGAACAATTTCACGTTCGCGAAGGAATCGGATCGGATCACAGACTTCAGGATCTTTGATAAGACGCAAAATATTATCATAGGTAGTACGGGCTTTTTGTTCGGCAGCCATATCTTCATGAAGATCTGTGATAGGGTCACCTTTAGATTGGAAAGTTGTAGCACTCCAAGGAGTTCCACTGGCAGCCTGTGGCCAAAGAGCAAGTGTATGGTCAACATAATATTTATCAAAACCGGATTTTTCAAGCTGTTCCGGAGTCAGATTGCGTGTGAGCTGGTGTACAATGGCGCATACGATTTCCATATGGGCAAATTCTTCGGTAGCAATGTCTGTTAGTGTGCCAATTACTTCATTATAAGGCATGGTATATCTCTGAGAAAAATATCTCAAAGAAGCTCCTAATTCTCCATCCGGTCCACCGAACTTCAATAACGTATAAAGTGCCCGCAAACCCTTGATTTTACTGGGTTTGCGGGCATTCTTAACGACATAGAAAAAAATAAATTTTCAAAGAATCTGACTCTTTATCATAAATAATCTTATCAACGATCTGTTTCAGAGCTTCGTTCTTCTGAACGTATGTATAACTATCTGAAATAAGAATATCATAGACGCTTCGGACTTTCAATAGCATATCGCCGGCCGGATCTTGATCCGGTTCTGGATTTTGTCCTTCCAGTTCTTTTAATTGTTCTTCCAAATTATCCCGTTCTTTTTGAAGAATTGCTTTATTGCTTTTATATTCCTCCAGAGTGTCGATTCCTTCCCTGTAGGAGGCCTTTATTCGTTCCTCTTTGCTTGTCAAATTGCTTAAGCGTTCTCTTATAATACTTCGTTCATCAACGGCTTCTGTGGGCTGATAATCGTGCAATTCATAAGAAATATTTCCTGTGTCCAACACTTCTTTGATGCCAGCCAGAACTTCCGGTTCCAGCACCAATGAACTCACACCGTGAGCTTTATCACATTGTCCGTGAGCATATCCATAGCAAGAGAAGTAGGCGTACTTTTCGCCATTGACTCTTTTTTGAGTGCAGGCAGATAATGTCTTTCCACAAGCAGGGCATTTCATAAGTCCGGAAAGCCAGTGCTTATATGTAGAGGATGGACGTTCTCGCCGTCGGGATGGTCGGCGGGTTGCTTTCAGCCGTTCCTGTGTGGCATCAAATAATTCCTGTGAAATGATAGCGGGGTGCTGCCCCTGGCTTACAATCCATTCATCCTTATTTTTAATACTGTGTGTTGCGTTTTCCGTCTTATTCCAATGGATCATTCCACAATAGGTGGGATTCTTCAGCATGTATTCGACCGTGCGCCGTTCGAAGAGATTTCCACGAATTGTCCGGAATCCCAAGTTGTTCAGATACCGGGCAATGTCAAATACACTTAATTTTTCATTTACATACATGTTAAATACGTGCCGGACGATATCTGCTTTTTCTGGATCAATAACAAGTGTTTTATCAACCGTCTTATAACCAAATGGTGCAGCGCCTTGGAAAGCTCCACGAGCTGCATTTTCTTTCATGCCGCGGAGAACTTCGCCGGATAACCGGATAGAGTAGTATTCATCCATCCATTCGATGATACGCTCGATCAGGCTGCCAAAGGGATCATCGGAGAGTGGCTCAGATACACTCACAACATCTACATTATGTTGCTTTTTTAATAGAGATTTATAAACGATAGATTCTTCCTGATTCCTGGCGAATCTGGAAAACTTCCATACCAGGATCTGATCAACCGGATGATCATCACCTTTGGCCAGTCCGATCATCTCCTGGAAGCCGGGACGCTTGTTGGCTTTTCTTCCGGAGATACCGAGATCTGTGAAAATCTTCAGGATTACAATATTGTTCTTGGCTGCATAGTCCCGGAGGAGGTGCTCCTGGGAGTCCGGAGAGATTTCTTCCTGATCGTGTGTGGATACCCGGATATAGCCGTATGCATATTTTACGCTCATTGTATCACCTTCCTGTAATTATATGTGCGACGTCGCACAAAAATGGGTACAAAAATAACACCTATACGGTGCCGGATTTTTGTGATACAATATTCTTGTTGAGGGAGTACTGTATCGAGCGAATCCTTCGCCGTATATATTACTCGGGATTTTCCCTGGTGTTTGGTAGACACCGGGGAATTTTTATTATTCTTTTGTTAATTTCATTTTTGTAGTTGTTCCAGCTGCGGATACTTGATAAGTAAGCTGGTGATCTGCATCAGAGTAAGTAAATTCTTTTGTATCGTCTGTAGATGCAAGCGTTGCACCGTCTGTTGCTTCCTGATCTCGAGTAGATGTCCACATGTATTCTTCGGTATATTCTGTTGGAGCTTCATATGTTCCAACCCAGTAAACAGAGGATGTATCACCGTTGTCTGAAATCCAATTTACAGAAATAGTATTTTCGGTAATTTCAGCTTCCATCCAGGAACCATCATTATCTTCAGATTTCCATTTCCCGCTCAGGTCAACCGGAGCTTTGGCTTTTTCTTCCTTTTCTGTTGGATTTTCCTGAGTTGTTTCAGATTTGGATGAATTATTGGAAGAATCGGATCCACCACAAGCTGAAAGTGATAATGCCATTGTGCTTGCAAGTAATACAGCTACGAGTTTCTTTTTCATATTTTTTCCTTTCGTTTTATTTGTTTCAAAATGTTTCATTTCTTGCTTTTCCAGAGTTTATTTATTCAATCAGATATCTTCGCCATATAAATACTTTCGTATCAAGAGGGCAGTGTATTTATGGTTAGAGATACTGGATGAATTACATATATCTCTTTACAACTTCTATTAAACGGTTTTTGTATTTGTACAAATCGTTTAAAGAGTCGATATAAATACGCTCGAATTTTTTATTAGCATCCGGGATGAGAAGCTGTTTATTTCTTGCATCAAGATTGAGGCGACAAATCGGTTTTCTATTATTGTCTTTATATAGAATTCCAAAATAACTTTCGGTATCACGGTGAACTATATCTTCAACGGGTACGATACCAGCAAGAAGTCCGCGAATAATGTAGAAACTTTCAATTTCATCTTCCGTTGTAACAATCTTTGATGCGGGTTCTTTGATTTCGGGTTCTGATTCTTCATCTTTATCATAATCGTCAGCTAATGCAGAGGAAATTTTACTATTTACTATTTCATTTACAAAAGAAGAGAAAGCTCGTTTTACCACAGGCGTAAATTTTTCAATTATTCTCTGATTCTTTTGACCATCGTATATATCCGCTAAAATAAATCGAACAAAGTCTTCTGTCGGAGATTCAAACTGTTTTGTTAAGATGTTTTTTATTTGACTGCTATATTTAAGCTCTTCGGCAGTACTAAATATTTTGTCCTTATCAAAATTATCTTTACAAAATTTTTTTAATTCATTGATGGAAGAATCTTTTAAATTTGCCATGTCTATTTCTAGAAATGGCACAAGATCCATTTTGTTTGATTCTTCTAAATCTGTATAAAAACGATATATTATGCCATTTGTAAGAATGCCAAATTTAGCAGGAGATGTCCCGAAATATCTAAAAAGTTGAGACGAATGTTTGTCGAGTTGCTCTGAGCAACTTTTGCATTCGACTAAAATATTCGGCTGTCCATTTTCTAGGATTGCATAATCAACCTTTTCGCCTTTTTTAATTCCTACATCAGCAATATACTCTGGGCAAAATTCATTTGGATTGAAAACATCATACCCAAGAAGTTGGAATAAAGGCACTACAAGAGACATTTTTGTGGATTCTTCTGTAGTGATGGTGTCTTTTAAAGACAGTATCCTTTCTGAAAATTGTTTAATTACATCATTGAACTCCATACATTTTCCTCTCTTTCATATTTTATAAATCATCACCATATAGATAGTGGTGTTCAGCTCGGTGGAACATGTCGCAATGTTCCTGAATAAATTCAACACGTTTCTGATCACGAGCAATCCGCTTCTTTAATCGTCTTCGTTCCGCTTGCAATTGCTTGATGCGATCAAGATAGATTTGAGCCGGTTCTGGATCTTTGTGTGGATGATGAGCGTAGTATTCAATTTCTTGTACATTACCTTTTAAAAAGTCATCATTTGTTATATGACTCATGGCATGCTCATATGCCTTAAGCTGAGATTCATAATTCAATCCGGCATTGATCAGTATCGTGTAGCTTCCGTCTTCGTTCGGAACAACCATTTCATTTCCTTTTTTACTAGGAAAGTCCATAAGAACGACATTAACATCCGGTGTCGTCAATATCACCACGTTCCTTTCGTTTAAGCGCGAGAGCCATGCTATGCAGAGCTTTTAAGTCGTCCGGATCCATATCTTTCTGGACATCAAACAGCGCTTTCAGTTCTTTGTTTTCAAATATTTCTTGTGCTACCTGTGCAGTTTCATCATTTAAATAATACTTTTCTGTATCTGATTCATTTCCTGTTATTAAATAGTCGACAGATACATTGAAGTAATCAGCAATTTTCTTTATTTTCGTAGCATTAGGTGTACTGTTTCCTAATTTACTGATATACCCCTTTCCGAATCCAAGAGTTTCTTCGAGCTTGTTCATTGATATTCCATAGTCTTTGCACAAGCTTTTAATACGTTCTTTCATATTTTTGGGCCCTTTCTGAAAAAATCGCAAAAACTTCTTGACATTCTGAATATATCGCGTATAATAAAATTACAAGTTCTGAAAAAATCGCAAAATAATCAGAATGACAAATATGCTATTTATTTGTTTGTGGTAATTCAAATTATAGGATATTTTCAGAAGTTAGTCAATAATATTTAGTGATTTTTTCAGAACTTATATAAAAAAGGAGGTGTGAATTTGATTTACGAAAATATTTGTAAACTTGCAAAAGAACGTGGAATTTCGATTAACAAGTTAGAGGAAAAAGCAAATGTATCGACTGGCAGTATTTGCAAATGGGGAAATAGTGTGAGTCCAACAGTTAAAAACATTAAGAAAGTAGCCGATATTCTGAAATGTACTGTGGATGAATTAATTTCAGCAACAGATGATTTAGGTGAGTGAGGTGAAGATGGAAGGAATAATCGTTACAGAACGAAAATACATTAATCAAGTTGACGCCCAAGTGACAATTTCTTTTCAACTGGCTTCCCACGATTGGTTGAAATTAGAAAAGTCAGCTGAGTGGCATCAGGTGGAAGAGATGATTCTGGAAATTCAAAATAAACATAACCAGAAGTCCCGCCAAGACCAGTTATAAAAATAGGCAAAGGCAAGGATTGATATTCATGATGAGACAGGATTTTATCTTTACATCGGGTTGTTTCTGTAAATGTAGTAAGCGGAATCTTTTCGCAAGGATACCAAATAGAATCAAGTTGTACAGAAATTCCCGTGATTGAAATAGGCAAGTGAGATTTATTTTCAAACATTGCATAAACCAAGAGAGAACATGCATCATCTGAAAAGCGTCTTCCTATTAATTGGATACATAAGTTTTTTCTGTTTTTTATTATTGTGAATATCCAAGAGCTTAGTGTTCCGACCGAACCAAAGATAGAAAGAAGGAGGGTAATGTTATCGCGTGTAAAGAGAGATTTAATGATATTCATGTTAAAATTCCTTTCATTATTTATTTAAGAAATTTTAACATGACAAAGAAGTATTTTCAATTATTTGCAACAGATGATTTAGGTTCAGAAGAAGGGAGGGAGTAGAGAGCAGAAGTGAATATAAATGTTATTTGCTTTTTGATAGTAACATTCATAGCAATAATATGTGGGGCGATTGAATATAAGATGAAGCTCCCGGATTGGAAGCTTCTGATAGTATGGACTATTCTGATGGAAGTATTAGCGGTTCTCCTTTTAATAAGCAGGCTAGTGACTTAGCAATTCCATTGAAGAGTTCATGAGCGCCAGCAAAGTCGTCAGATTCGATTTTGTCATTTAGATCATCTAAAAACGGCCATAAAGACTGTGGGGTATAGGCATATATGTGGAAAAAGCTTTCGGCACATTCTTTACAGGTATTAGTAGTTGGATGTGAAATGCATTTACCGACTTTAGAGATAAAATCCTCGATGGTTGCGGCTCGAGCGGCATTGTATGTACTGGAATGCTTCTCTTGAATATCAAGCTCTCGTAGTTTGAGCTGATGGTGATTAGTAAGAATGGTTGTGATTGCAGGACTAATGATAGAAATAGCCAAGGCAATCCAAGCAGCGGTAGCGCTCCAATCAATTTGATGTCCCATAAGAAAATCTCCTTTCGTAAATACTCAGCATGGCAGTGCTTGTATTTAGAGTATAGGAGAGATTGAAGGAAGATGCAACAGAAGAGAGGAGAAGAGCATGAATAGAGATTTACACCAGTTGGAAATTAAAGATGGTCACATATTTTTGGATGGAATGATGTTAAGAGGCATCACCAGTTTTAATCTTGTGCACGAAGAGGGAAGGATGTTTCCAGAGCTGACTTTAAAGATGGATGTGCGTACACTTCCAAGATTAACAACAAAAAATGCGGATGGAAGAGAAGGTGAATCATCAAAAGAAGTATTAGAAAAAACGAGAAAAAAGAAACGCTTATGTCCGGCATGCTTCGTGGGACTTCCAGAAAAAGCAAATTACTGTCCGGCGTGCGGAAAGTGTATGAAGCACCCTGTAGAATTACCAGGAATTATTGGTAGAAAGATTTCACCGTACATACGAGCAGTTGCAATAGCCGATCGTGCAATTCATATTGAAGATTAAGAGGCAACAAGTACAAACAGTGATACATAACCTATAAAGAGGTGATGCAGTTTGAAACATATATTTATTTTAAGACTTATACGAAAAGAAGATGGAAGTCTTATTTCTGAAAGAGATATGGATACTATGGCGGAAAAAGATAAGGATGAAGCCGTGAATGAGTTAAACGGGAATTCTGTTGGATATTTAGGATACCAGAAGTAGAAAACCGCTTAGGCGGTAGAAGGGAGGACAAGCATGAAAAGAAGAGGACCAAGAACAAAATGGCAGAGAATCGTCCGGGAAGTGGTGTTTGAGCTGCTGATTGGCGGAGCAATCGGACTTGCATTCGATGCGGTGTTATTTATCTGGTTGTTTGCAAAGTGAAGGAGGTGAGGACATTGCAAGAGATACCAAGGCTGATGGATGATCATGAATTCCGGAAAGAACTGGAAAGAATTCAGGAGCACTTAAATGCGATCAGCAAGGGTTCAAATACCGTAGAGGTGCGGAGAAACTACCTGATCAGCTGTGTGACGGTGCCATCAGCAAAAATCTATACGCCGGATCAGTTAAGACAGATCTTTGATCTGACGTGGAAATAAGAAGAGCACCCGTATAAGCCGGCAAGCTTTGGGCGCTCAGAAAATTAGTCAACTATATTATATGAGAAGAAAGGAAATTAGTCAAATGGCAGAAGAAAAGAAATATGAAATCACAGAGACAGAATTGAAAATGTACATTGGTTTAGCGATGGCAGACACAATTCCAGAAGGCACCGCAAGAGAAGAGGAAAAGAAACTCAGCGAATTTGCGGCAGATTTATGCAAAAGAATAACGAACCATCTGAATGGTTCGGAACCTTTTTCTGAGACGAAACTCGAGGCATATCGTGCTGTGACACGTATCTTTGATGTTGTACAGACCTTGGCAGAAGTAGCTGCCAGATATGCGGAGGAAAATAATGACAGCAAATAATTACGAGATAAAAGAAAACATCTTATCATTGCCAAAAGAGAATGACTCAGATGTTTATCACAAAGAGTTAAATCTGATCAGCTGGTATGGAAAGCCAGAAAAGTTTGATATCAGAGGATGGTCCGATGACCACACCAAGATGACAAAAGGAATCAGCCTTACAGAGGATGAATTCATAAATATCGCCCACGCAGGGCTTGAAAAATTAGGAGGTAATACATAATGGCACAGATTACAGTTACATTTGAAAGCTATGAAGATTTAAAGGAGTTCGCAGAAAAATTACTAGGGACAAAACAGGAAACAGCAGTTCAGAGCAATGCGGTAGCAAACAAAGTTGCGGAAAAGGTAGCCACACCAGTTCAGGCAGTACCAACAGCTCCGATCACCCAGGCAGCACCGACGGTCGCACCAGTTCAGCAGCCGGCTCCGGTAACACCAGTTCAGCCACCAGTTACAGCGGTGCCTACAACAGAACGCACATATACTCTGGATGAATTGGCAAACGCGGCAATGACACTGATGGACAAAGGAATGCAGGCGCAGCTGCAGGAACTTCTTGCAGGATACGGAGTGGAAGCTCTGCCGGCTCTTCCAAAAGATCAGTACGGTAATTTTGCAACGGCACTTAGAGGAATGGGGGCAAATATCTAATGGGACATGCAGAAAGGGCGCATGCGCTTTTGAGCGCTTCAGGAGCACATCGGTGGCTGGTGTGCACACCGAGTGCAAAGCTGGAAGAAGGTTTCCCGGATACGACTTCTGAAGCAGCAAAGGAAGGCACCTTGGCACATGAGCTGGCTGAGTTAAAAGCGAGACATTATTTTTATACTCCAGATTTTGGAAAGAAAAAATATACGACGCGTGCAAATAAGTTGAAAAAAGAAAATCTTTGGAAAGATGAGATGGAACGTTACACAGATGAATATCTGGATTATCTGAAGGTAACGGCATTGAATCTGAATACTGCACCATATGTTGCAATTGAGCAGAAACTGGATCTTGGAAATTGGATCCCGGAAGGATTCGGTACTGCAGATTGTGTAATGGTTTACGGAAACACAGTGCATGTATTTGATTTTAAATACGGCAAAGGTGTACAGGTGGATGCGGAGCAGAACCCACAGATGATGTTGTATGCTCTGGGTGCTTATGCAGCATATAAGATGCTGTATCCAATCGAACAGATCTGCATGACAATCGTACAGCCGCGTATCGATCATGTTTCGGAATGGACGTGCACACTGGAAGAACTGTTATCTTTCGGCGAAAAAGTAAAAGAAAAGGCAGCACTCGCCATTGAAGGAAAAGGGGAATATCATCCGGATGAAAAAGCCTGCCGGTTCTGCAGGGCGAAAGCACAGTGCCGTGCAAGATCTGACTTCAATGTAAAGAAAGCATTCAATATCGGTGAGATGCCACCGCTGATCAGTGCAGAAGAAGCAGGAAAGAGACTGCAGGAGCTGCAGGATGTTGTGAAGTATCAAAAGGATTTACAGGAGTGGGCGTTAAGCGAATGCCTTGCTGGAAAAGATGTTCCTGGATGGAAAGCCGTAGAAGGAAGAAGCGTAAGAGACTGGAGCGATATGGATGCGGCTTTCGATAAACTGATCAAATCAGAAATGACGATGGAAGAAATGCTTTATGAGAAGAAGCCGTTGACTCTTGCACAGGTAGAAAAACTGATCGGGAAAAAGGATTTTCAGGATGCGGTCGGAGAGTTCGTGGTAAAGAAATCTGGCAAACCAACACTCGTGAAAGAATCCGATAAAAGAGAAGCAATTACAAATATAGTAACCGCCGAAGAGGCATTCAAGGAGGAAAAATAACATGAATAACTTATGCAATGTAACAACAGATAGAGCGAGATTTTCATTTGTACATTTATTTAAACCATATGCATATCAGCAGGGACAGGAAGAAAAATATCAGGTAACCGTTTTGATCCCGAAGTCTGATGCAAATACAAAAGCCCGGATCGATGCAGCTATCGAAGCTGCAAAACAGAAAGGTATTTCTGAAAAATGGAATGGCGTGTGCCCGCCGATCGTTGCCACACCGGTTTACGACGGAGACGGAGTGAGACCTTCAGACGGGATGGAATTTGGTCCAGAGTGCAAAGGACATTGGGTGTTCACTGCATCAGCGAAAGCAGATTACCCACCGGAGATCGTAGACAGTCTGGGTAACCCGATCATCAACCAGTCAGAAGTATACAGCGGAATGTATGGGCGTGTAAATGTAACATTTTTCCCGTACATGTACGGAGGAAAGAAAGGGGTTGGTTGCGGCTTAGGACCAGTACAGAAACTGGAAGACGGAGAAGTGCTGGGTGGAAGCGTACCGAAAGCGGCGGCGGTGTTTGGAGCTGCTGCGCCGGCAGGAAATCCGACGAAGATTAATCCGATTACCGGTTTACCGATGTAGGGGAAGGGGCAGAAAGCCCTTTTTCCCGTTATCAAAAGGAGTGCATTATGGAACATTTAAGCATAGACATAGAAACAAAAAGCAGTGTGGATATTGGAAAAGCTGGATTATATCGTTATGCACAGTCGGATGATTTTGAAATTCTTTTGTTCGCATACCGGTACGGCAATGAAGACGTTCAGATTATAGATCTGGCTCAGGGAGAAAAGATACCGGACAAGATTGTGGAAGATTTGAGAAATCCGCAGATTGTAAAACATGCATATAACGCAGCGTTTGAATGGTACTGCATGAACAAAGCCGGGTATGAAACACCACTCTGCCAATGGAAATGCACCATGATCCATGGACTGTACTGTGGATATACAGCGGGACTGGATGCAACAGGTAAGGCAATCGGACTCCCGCAGGATAAAAGAAAACTTGCAACAGGCAAAGCACTGATCCGCTATTTTTGTGTTCCATGCAAACCAACAAAAAATAATGGTCGTCGTACCTGGAATCTTCCCAAACATGCGCCGGAAAAATGGGAGCTGTTCAAGGAATACTGTAAACAGGATGTTGTGACCGAGAGTGCGATCCTTAAAAGACTGGAGGCATTTCCTGTTCCGGAAGAGGAAGAAAAACTCTGGCAGATGGATATCCGGATGAATGCATTCGGGGTGAAAGTAGATACAGCTTTGATAAGCGGCGCACTGCAGATCAATGATCATAGCACAGAGCTTTTGGAAAATGAAGCAAGGGCAATAACCGGACTGCAGAATCCGAATAGCTCCGTACAGTTATTAGACTGGATCCACGACAACGGTGTGGAAATGGATAACCTGCAGAAGGTAACCGTAACGGAAAAATTATCAAATGATCTTCCGAATGATGTAAGACGGGCGTTAGAGATCCGGCAGCAATTAGGAAAAACATCAATCAAGAAATATGTAGCCATGGATACCGCAAAAGGAAAAGACGATAGGGTAAGAGGACTTACGCAGTACTACGGAGCAAACAGAACCGGAAGGTGGGCAGGACGTTTAGTACAGATGCAGAACCTTCCGAGAAACTATATCAAAACATTGGATTATGCCAGAAAGCTTGTAAAGGACAGAAATTACGGCGGGATCAAACTGTTATATGGAAATGTACCAGATACTTTATCCCAGCTTATCCGGACTGCATTTATCCCTTCAGAGGGAAATAAATTCGTCGTTGCAGACTTTTCTGCGATTGAAGCAAGAGTGATAGCATGGCTTGCAGGAGAGACATGGGTAAATGATGTATTTGCCACCCATGGAAAAATCTACGAAGCTACTGCATCACAGATGTTCCACGTACCGATAGAAAAGATCGCGAAAGGAAATCCGGAATACGCACTGCGTCAGAAAGGGAAGGTTGCGACACTTGCACTGGGGTATCAGGGCGGAGCAAACGCCTTGATCGCAATGGGAGCGTTAAATATGGGACTGTCAGAGGAAGAACTTCCGGATATCGTTCACCGATGGAGAAATGCGAATCCGAGGATCAGAGATCTGTGGTATGCGGTAGAAGAAGCAGCACTTTTAGTTATGCAGACCGCACAGCCGCAGGCAATATATAACCTGATCTTCAATCTTGAAAGTGACATTGTATACGGTCAGAATTTTTTGACGGTTCAACTGCCAAGCGGGAGAAAACTTTATTATCCGAGACCTTTTCTGAAGGAAAATCAGTTTGGAAAGCTGGCAATCCATTATTATACGGTTGGTCAGCAGACCAGAAAATGGGAAGTGACTTCTACCTATGGTGGGAAGATGACAGAGAATATCGTACAGGCAATTGCAAGGGACTGCCTGGCAGAAACATTAAGAAGAATCGATGCAAAAGGATTACAGGTAGTATTCCATGTGCATGATGAGGTTATCATTGATGCACCAATGGAGACAACGGTTGGTGAAATTTGTGATCTGATGGCAGAACCGATACCATGGGCGCCGGGATTGATACTGAAAGGTGCCGGATTTGAAAGCAATTATTATATGAAAGACTAGGAGGCCGTAAGGTGGAGAATAACAGAATGCTGCTGATCAGTATGGCAGGATCACGAAAAACTAAACACTGGACAAGAATGGAACTCACCTGGGCTGAATTTGTAGAAAAGCTGAAGACACCAGTGCGCAGTACAGAAACACTGGAGGAGTATTTAAGCTACGCAAAAGTGAAACAGGACGAATTAAAAGATGTGGGCGGATTCGTAGGTGGTACATTTGCTGGTGATATAAGAAAAGCAGCTTACGTGGAAGGAAGAGATCTTCTGACACTGGATATGGATAATATTCCGGCGGGAAGAACAGAAGATATCTTACGGCGTGTGGCCGGGCTGGGGTGTAACGCTGCAGTGTACAGCACCAGAAAACATTGCGGATATGCGCCGAGATTAAGAGTAATCGTACCTTTAGACAGGACAGCAACAGCAGATGAGTATGAACCTGCAGCAAGGAAGCTGGCATCACTGATCGGAATCGAATTCTGTGACCCGACTACATTTGATGTTGCAAGACTGATGTACTGGCCGAGCTGCTGCAGGGACAGTGAATACATATGCGAAGTTTATGACCGCCCATTCTGCAGTCTGCGGGGACTTTTGCAGATGTACGGGGACTGGACGGACATATCCCAATGGCCACAGGTACCGGGAACGGATGCAGTGGAAAGACGCAGGCTGGCAAAACAGGAGAACCCGACAGAGAAAAAAGGAATCATCGGGGCATTCTGCAGAACCTACAGCATTACGCAGGCAATGGAAAAGTTTATCCCCGGCATGTACGAGCCGACAGATGTGGAAGGAAGATATACCTATACTGGCGGTTCAACGATCGGTGGGGCGATCGTGTATGATGGAGATCTGTTTTTATATAGTCATCATGCAACAGATCCATGCTCTGGGCTCTTGGTGAATGCGTTCGATCTGATCCGCTTACATATGTACGGTGATCAGGATCAGAATGCAAAAGAGGGTACACCGAACAGTAAGCTGCCGTCGTTTATATCCATGACTAAGCTTGCAAGCAACGATAAAGCCGTATCCGGATTATTAGCAAAAGAAACCTTTGAGAAAGCACAGAATTCATATGACAACGAGGATTCTTCAGAAGAACTGGATCTTGCGTGGTTGGACCGGCTTACAAGAGATGGAAATGGAAAAATAGCAAAGACGATCAATAATGCGGTACTGGTTCTGGAAAACGATCCTCTGTTAAAAGGCAAAATTGTAACGGATGAATTCGCAAGTTGTGGGCTTATTCTTGGAAGAGTTCCTTGGAGCAAAGAGACAGAAAAGCGCCGCTGGAAAGACGAAGACGATGCGGGATTTTATAACTATATGGAGCTGTTCTATGGAATCACCGGGAGGGATAAATTAGACAGCGCACTGCTGATCGTAAGCAGTCAGAATAAAATCAACGATGTAAAAGAATACTTGAAAAGTGTAACCTGGGACGGAAAAAAGCGGATTGATACACTGCTCCCGGATTACCTGGGTGCAGAAGATAACATATATACCCACGCAGTCATGAGAAAATCCCTGTGCGCTGCAGTCGCAAGAGCTGTGATTGGCGCAGTGAAATATGATTACATGCCAATCTTTACCGGACCTCAGGGAATTGGTAAAAGTACGTTCTTAAGTATCCTTGGAAAAGAATGGTTCTCTGATTCACTGACCAGTTTTGAAGGGAAGGAGTCTGCAGAGCTGATACAGGGAACGTGGATCAATGAGGTCGGAGAACTGACAGCTATGACCAAACAGGAGACGAATGCTGTCAAGCAATTCTTGAGTAAAACGGACGACATTTATCGCGCTGCCTACGGGCGCAGGACGAATAAATATCCAAGACGGTGTGTGTTCTTCGGTACTAGTAACGAGGAAGAGTTTTTAAAAGATATGACAGGAAACCGCCGGTTCTGGCCGGTAGATGTAGGGGTACATCCGGCGAGAAAATCAGTGTGGAATGATCTGCCGGATGAGGTGGACCAGATATGGGCGGAGGCTTATGCATATTGGAAAATGGGAGAACCTCTGTATATGTCCAGGGAGGAAGAAGAGATCGCTATGGAGATGCAGGAAAGCCACAGAGAGACCTCCGGAAAGGAGGGCATCATCAGGGAGTTCCTTGAACGGAAAATACCGTCAAACTGGGACTCATTGAGCCTGTTTCAGAGAAAGCAGTTCTGGAATGGGAATCTTCATCTGGACGATAAAACAGAGCTCATAGACAGGGATAAAGTGTGTGCCCTGGAGATCTGGACAGAGTGCTTTGGAGGCGAGGCAAAGTACATGAAACGAACAGACAGTAGGGAAATCAACCAGATACTTGGAAACTTAAGAGGGTGGAAGCCCAATCGGTCTAAGCGGCGATATGGTCCGCACGGGATTCAAAAAGGTTTCGAGTGCGTTGCCAAAAGTGTTGCCATACTGGAAAAATAACGGCAACTTAACGGCAACATTGGCAACGGGCAAAAAATGGCTGTGTTGCCAATGTTACAAAAGAAAATGGAGAATGGCAACGGTTTTGGAAACGCTGAAACCCTGAAAAACAAAGGGTTTTCTATAATATGTTGCCAATGTTGCCATATTTTATATATGAAGATAGAAATAAATAATAAAAATACGTATATGGCGTATATGGCGCACATAATACAGGGGTACATACACGTGCGTACGCGAGCAACAGCAACACAGGAGGGATGTTCAATGCTGGAAAGAGAGATAGAAAAAAGGCTGGTGGACGGGATAAGGAATCAGGGAGGCAGAGCGTACAAGTTCGTCAGTCCCGGGAACGACGGGGTGCCGGACAGGATCGTGATCCTTCCGGGAAAAGCACCAAAGTTCATAGAGCTGAAAACAGAAACCGGAAAGCTGTCTAATCTGCAGAGAGTGCAGATCACAAGATTAAAAGATCTGGGGCAGGATGTCCGGGTATTGTATGGGCTGGAAGACGTGAAAGAGTTCTTGGAGGAAATGCAACATGGAATTTAAACCACATGCCTATCAAGCACACTGCATTCAGAAAATCATAGAGATCAACAAGATCGGGTTGTTTCTTGACATGGGGCTTGGAAAAACAATCACAACGCTGACCGCAGTCAAGGAATTAAAATATAACCGCTTTCAGGTCAGAAAAGTTCTGGTGATCGCACCGAAGAAAGTTGCTGAGGGAACCTGGACGAAGGAAAAGGATAAATGGGAGCACACGAAAATGCTTCGGGTATCGCAGGTACTGGGAAGCCAGACAAAAAGAATCCGGGCATTAAACATCCCGGCTGATATTTATATCATCAACCGTGAAAACGTATGCTGGCTGGTGGATTATTATAAACAGGCATGGCCGTTCGACATGGTGATCGTGGACGAGTCCTCCTCGTTCAAAAGCCATAAAGCAAAAAGATTTAAAGCTTTGGCAAGCATGAGCAGCCATATCACCCGGATGGTGGAGCTGACCGGAACACCTTCCCCGAACGGATTAGAAGATCTCTGGAGCCAGATATTTCTGCTGGACGGTGGCGAACGACTTGGAAAACGTTACACACAATTCCGTGAACGGTATTTTGATCCCGGAGACCGGGGACAGAACATTGTGTATAACTACAAGGCGAAACCGGGAACGGAAGAGAGTATTCTTGCAAAGATATCAGATATCTGCATCAGCATGAAAGCTGAAGATTATTTACAGCTTCCGGACATCATTTACCATCAGGTACCGGTTACACTGGATCCAAAAGCAGAAAAGGCATATAAGGAGCTGGAAAGAAAAATGGTCCTTGCACTTCCGGAAGATGAAGAAGAAATCGGCGTTACCAGCGCAGCTGCGTTAAGTAATAAATTACTGCAGTTATCGAATGGGGCAATTTATGACGAGGAGCATGAGATCCACGAAGTCCACGGATGCAAGATAGAGGCATTCCTAGAACTGATCGAAAGCCTGCAGGGGAAATCAGTTCTGGTGTTTTATAATTTTCAGCATGACCGGATACGGATCCTGAAGGCATTGGAAAAACTAAAACTCCGGGTAAGAGAACTACACACGACGGAGGATGAGGATGCATGGAACCGGCACGAGGTAGATGTTTTACTTACGCATCCGGCAAGCAGCGCCTATGGTCTGAACCTGCAGCAGGGCGGGAATCACGTGATCTGGTTCGGATTGACCTGGAATTATGAATTATATACACAGGCAAATAAAAGACTGCATAGGCAGGGACAGGAAGAAAAAGTGATTATCCATCATCTGGTCAGTAGTGGCACTAGAGATGAGGATGTCATGCTGGCATTGGAGAAAAAGGATGATGTACAGAACTGGGTGATGGAAAGCCTGAAGGCAAGAATCCGGAAGATACGACAGGAGGCGTAGTACGATGATATTAAGTGAGAAAAAAAAGAAAAGTATGATAGAAAAATGGGTGAAAAAGCATAAGGCACCTGTTATCTGTCCCGGATGTGATGAAGTCATCCGGGAGGATGATGATCTTGAAACAATCGAATACATAAAAACAAAAAGGGGTACTGAGATATTTTTACATCGTGGATGTTTAGAAAAAGTGTGGAACAGAAAAGGGCGAAGTAAATGTTAGTAGAGAAGAACTTAAAAGAAGCATTGGAATATTACATAAAGGGGCAAACCAGTAACAGCACTCTGGATAGGCGAAGATGGTGGCATGAATGCAATGCCATTGTCGGATATCCTGGATCAGCCAGAGAATCACTTCCTGGTAGATGTGCCAGCAGTCGTAAATCCGGATTTTGAACAGGCTGTGCAGGAGATGACAGAAGCTGATCAGGTAGATCCGGAAGAAATCATTCGGGCAGTGCATGAAACACAGGAAAGTATTACCCCCCCCCGACGAAGCCGGAAGAGAGGATGGAAGAAGAAACGGTAGATCTTCCGGCAAGCAGTACCAGAGTGAAGAAAGAGATGATTCGGAAGTTGGTAGAGGAAGGATATACGAATAACGAGATTGCTGATCAGACAGGTATCCCAATCGGAACAGTCGGGTATCATGCAGCGAAGTTCCGGAAGAAGGAAAAGAGAGCGGAAGTAGATAATTCGGACAGGCACCTGTGTAAGACTTGTAAGTTCCGGAGCAACCGGCCGACAGTGAATAGCTGTGATTATGCCGGAATTATGAATCATAGCCGTGGATGCAAGGTGGAGGAATGTACGAAGTATAAGAAAGGTGCACGGATGAAAATGAATGATGCGGAGGAATAGATCATGGAGAGATTAACACATAAAAGAGAGAACGGTATAAAGCGAGGGTACTGGTCCCCGAATAAGAAACAGGAGCTGGTGGATAGACTGGCGATGTATGAAGATCGGGAGGAGAGTGCCGATTTCGGCAAGTGGATTCCATGCAGTGAGAGATTACCAAAAGATAGACAGATTGTAGTAGCTGATATTGAATGCAGTATTGAGGACAGAATGTGCATATTTGCCTATTTTAAAATCGTTGATCACATGGAGTGCTGGATAAATGCCAATACAGGTTTTCCTGTTCTAGCCAATGTTGTTCAGTGGACACCATTGCCGGAACCATGCAGACAAAACGACGAAGGAGCTGAGAAATGATTGAACAGAGGAAGAGACAGAAGACAGGTAAGACTGGATAGTCAGAAGCATTACAAAGGGTTGGAGGAGAACCATGATGCGAAAGCAAGTGAGAGATTTCATACACCACCAGCTTATCAGAGCTATTCGGTGGAGGATTACCTAAAGAAAATGGGAGTAGACATAACGAAGGGAGTAGATGCCGGTGGACAAGAACATTCTGATTGAGTATGCGGATATGAAAGAAGAGATAAAGGATCTGCGGCGAAGAATTGAGCAGAATAAAAAAGAATTATCCAGATTGAATGGACAAATCGTTATGGATTCGGTATCATGTGGGAAGAAGGGAAAAAAACCACTGGGAATGGTTAAGATCACCGGCAGACCGGTCACAGCTATTTCCCGGAAAGAATCATTACTGAATAAACGGATCCGCAGACTGGAGGAACTGGAAGAGGAACTTCTGGAGCTTACGATACAGGTGGATGAGTACATAGAGACGATAGAAAAGAGTGAGCTGCGGATTATCTTCCGGTTGTATTATATCGATGATCTGACATGGTATCAGGTTGCATTACGCATGAATCAGAATTTCCCAAAGAGAAAAGTTAAGTATACGGAAGATAATTGCCGGATGCGGCATAATAGATTTTTAGAAAAATTAGAATAATGTTCGGCAATGTTCGCTTAAAAAGTGATAGAGTATAAACTGGAATTGATGAACAGATATTAAATCATTCGATCAGTTCCCCCACAACCTAATAAAACCGAGAGAGGACACCTTGACAACGCGGGTGTCTTTTTCGTTGCGTAATGTCGAGAAATGAGATATTATGAGAGTAAGATTATAAGAAAAAGGGGGAATAAAATGGAATTTAAAGATAGAATTGGGAGAGAAATTGCATTAGAAGAGAAGGAAGGAACTATATTTGCATACGATCATTCGAAAGAAACAATAAAAGAAGCAGGCTATATTCAATTTCGAATTCAAGAAGGCATTGATGGAAGAAGTATAATTGCTTATCCAGAGCAGATGCATATAAAACCAGATTATCAAAGAGCGAGAATAGGAGCAAATATAATTAAATATGCTCAAACATTATATGACAATGTTGTATTTGCAGAGGATACTGGACTAGGCGGAAAAGATGATGAGATTCATTATACTTCTGAAGGAAAGATGTTTAAAGATTTTTGTAATAAAGAGCTTCTTAAACGCACAATTCAGGAAGATTGTGATGAAAATTATTTTGAATAAGAATAGGGCACCCTCCGGGGTGCTTTTGTAATGCAAAAAAACGGAAAGAGAGAGGTGGTGACGTGCCGGATGTAAAAGAACAAATCAAAAATGATTACTTATCAGGTGTTCCTCCGAAGAAACTATCGGAGAAATATGACACCAGTTTGAATACAATAAAGAGCTGGATCAAACGGTATGGCTGGTCCAAGTTGAAGAAAGAACAGGGTGCACCTTCTAAAGCAGAGGGTGCACCCTCTGTCGTACCCGGAAAAAGGAAACGGGGCGGACAACCAGGTAACAAGAATGCAACCGGTCCGCCGGGGAATAAGCATGCTGAGAAGTTCGGGTTCTTTTCCAAACATCTTCCGGAAGAGACGTTATCCATCATTCAGGAAATGCCGGAAGATCCGCTTGATGTTCTGTGGGACCAGATTCAGATTGCATATGCTGCCATTATCCGGGCACAGAAAATTATGTATGTTCGTGATCAGGAGGATGCGACAACGACAAAGATCGCAGATAGCTCCGGAAATATTTGTTCTGAAAAATGGGAAGTGCAGCAGGCGTGGGATAAACAGGCGAACTTCCTATCAGCTCAGGCGAGAGCACAGAAGACGCTGGAAGGCATGATTAACCGGTATGAAGATCTGTTGCATAAGAACTGGGACCTTGCGACAGATGAGCAGAAAGCAAGAATCCTGCAGATCAAAGCGAATACGGAACGAATGAAATCCAGTGGCAACGATGATGGAGAGGACGGTGTGGTAATTGTCAACGATGCGCCAACAGGTGAAGATATCGGACATAGTGATACCGAAGTATCTGCCGATATTCAACAACCGGACAGTTAAACACATTATCCTGACTTCCGGACGTGCCGGAACAAAATCCAGCTATGCTGCTATCCGAACAGATTACCAGATTGTATCAGATCCGCATGGTTCTGCAGTAGTTCTTCGTAAGCATCACAATAAGCTCCGGAAGACAGTGTACAAGGAAATGATCAGAGGGATTAACCGGTTGGGAATCTCAAAGAACAAATTCACAATCACGAAATCCCCGATGGAGATCACTTACAAAAAGTATGGCACGACCATTTACTTTTCCGGATCAGACGGCATCGACGATACGAAAGGTATCATCGATGAGGATAAGCCGATTAAGCTGGTAGTGTTGGATGAGCTGACTGAGTTCTTTGATGATGGTGAAGGCGAAGATGAGCTGAGCAATATCGAAGCAACATTCGTTCGAGGAAATGACAGTGATTTCCAGATGATCTATCTGTATAACCCACCCAAGAATCCAAATGCACCGATCAACCAATGGTGCAAGAAGATGGAAAAGCGTGATGACTGCATTCACATTCATACGGATTACAGAGATGTTCCGGTCAGCTGGTTGGGGCATGCGTTGATTGCATCTGCAGAAGCAATGAAGCTTGTGGATGAGAAAATGTATCGGTGGGTATGGCTCGGACAGGCTGTAGGTGTGGATGAGCTGATCTATTACATGTTTGGAGACCGGCATAGGCAGAAGCCGGATCCTGATAGGCGATATGATCGTATTTATATTGGTGGCGACTACGGGCAGCAGAATGCAACGACATTTGAAGCATTTGGACTTGATACATACAGGAAGAAGTTCCCGGGACTTGGAGAATATTACCACAGTGGTCGTGAAACTGGAAAACAGAGGAGTCCGTCCGAATATGCGAAAGACTTGGTTGAGTTCATGAATGATTTGCATGAACAGTATGACAACCGGGTCTTTTATATTTTTCTCGATCCATCTGCCAAAGGTCTTGCCGAGGAAGTAAGGCGGGCAACTAGAGCAGAAAAATTGGATTATCAAGTGTTTTTAAAAGATGCTGAGAACGATGTGGCACTTGGTATCAGCCGTGTACAGAAGGTTTTGAGCTTTGATATTATGAGCATATCTCCCAAACAGGAATATGCAGTAAGTGAATTTGGAACTTATGAGTATGACAAGAAATCTATTGAAAAAGGCAAGGAAGTACCTGTAAAAGAAGATGACCATTGTATGGACGCAATCCGATATTGTGTTATGGGAGCCTGGAAGAGGTTAAAATACTGGCTGCCGAAAGACGAAACGGAAGAAATAGATGTATGTGATATTAGCAGGAAGGAGGTAGAGGACGATGAACATCTTTAATTATTTCAAAAAGAAGGGGATTGATACTGTGGATCCATCCTTTTACCGAAAGATAGCGGAATGGATATCCTGGTATGAGGGAAATGTCCGAAACTTCTCTTTCTACAAGGTATACAGTGGACGTGGAACATACAAACGCTGCAGGCGAAAGAGTATGGGAATGGCGAAGAAGCTGAGTGAAGATATTGCAGATCTCCTTTTGAATGAACGGGTGACAATTACTCTTGATGATGATCAAACGGATGAATATGTGCAGCAGGTTTTGGATGACAACCGTTTCCTTGTGATGGGAAATGATTACCAGGAGCGGAAAGCCTTTACTGGTACAGTGGCGTACATCCCATATTTGGAAGATGTGGAGATTACAGAGGATGGAGAAGTTCTCTCTGGAAGAATTTGCATCAATTACGTGGATGCACCAAATATATACCCGGTAACATGGAATAATGGAAGGGTAACGGAATGCATTTTTGCATTTCCACATACGATTTCAAGAAAAAAATATGTCCAGTTGCAATCTCATCTTTTGGAAAATGGGGAGTACGTGATCAGTAATACTGTATTGCGGTGCGAATCTGGAAGTCAGGAAGGAACGGAGCTGACAGAAGAGGAATGGAAATTATTAAAACCATTCAAAACACTTGCAAAAGAAGCAAAAACCGGTTCACCCGAGCCGCAATTTGTTATAGATCGCTTGAATATCACAAATAATGCAGATCAGAACAATCCAATGGGCGTTGCTATATTTGCAAATGCGATTGATACGCTCAAGAAGCTGGATACCGAATATGATTCATATTGTAATGAATTTGAGCTAGGTAGAAAACGAATATTTGTCAGGCCGGAGATGCTGACAAACGAGGATGGTTCTCCGGCATTCGATCCGGATGACAGTGTATTTTACGCTCTTCCGGAAGATGATGCTAATGAAGAAGGAATGTTAAAGGAAATTGACATGTCACTTCGAACTGATCAGCACAGTAAAGCAATTAACGACGATCTGAACTATCTTTCTCTTAAATGTGGATTCGGTACTGATCGATATCAATTCGGAGCAACAGGAGCAAAGACGGCAACAGAGATTATTTCGGAAAATTCAGACATGTATCGGATGATTAAGAAGCATGAAATCCTGTTAGAAGATGCATTAAAGCAACTGATCCGGATTATCATTCGTTTGGGAATGGTATTGAACGAGCCACTGAATCCAGATGCAGACATTGTAATTGATTTCGATGATTCGATTATTGAAGATAAGGAAACAGAACGCAATCGCGATCGGCAGGATGTGAGCATGGGTGTTATGAGTCATGCGGAATATCGTTCCAAATGGTACGGAGAAACATTGGAAGATGCAGCTGCTAAACTTCCGGAACAGAATCAGGTGATGGAGTAAGATGCGGGATGATTATAAGAATAAGATGGCCGGTAAGATTGCTGCCAGATATCAAGACTTGGAAGAACGGATCATGCAAGATATTGTTCGGAGGATCGTTAAAACTGGTGAGATTACCAGTACTGCAGATTGGCAGATTAATCGGTTACGGATCCTGGGACATTCTTCAGAGGATATCGAACGGGAGATAAAGAAGACGCTCAATGCTTCCTATCCGGAAATGTTTGAGCTGTACGATAAGGTAATCGAAAAGGAATATGTTCGAGATAAGGATGTATATGAGCAGATCAATGCAGAATATATACCGTATGATCAGAACGAGCAGCTTAAGCGAATCACAGAAGCAATTATTGACCAGAGTTGTGAAGATTTGGAGAATGTAACCAATTCACTTGGATTTTATTTGGGTTATGGAAATGATAGGAAGGTACTGACACCACTTGCACAGGTGTATTCTGGATACCTGGATGCAGCATGTTACGATATTGTAACTGGTGCATTTGATTATAACAGTGTCCTGAGACGAGTAGTTACACAGCTCACGAACAGCGGACTTCGGAAGATTGATTATGCTTCGGGGAGAGCTGAGCGGGTGGATGTGGCTGCAAGGAGAGCGGTCATGACTGCAGTCAGTCAGATTACCGGAAAGATATCTGAGTACAACGCACAGAAGCTTGGCACCGAGTATTTTGAGGTAGAATGGCATGCAGGTGCACGACCGACACATGCAGTATGGCAAGGGCGTGTCTGGTCCAAGGAACAGCTGTATTCAGTATGTGGTCTGGGGACGGTCACGGGACTTCTAGGAGTGAACTGTTATCACACCTATTATCCTTTCTTTCCGGGATTGTCCGAACGTAACTGGTCGGATGAATGGCTGGATGCCAAGAATCTGGAAGAGAGTGAACCGAAGAACTTTGGGGATAAGGAATATACCTTGTATGAAGCCAAACAAAAGCAACGCCAGATGGAATTGGCGATGCGGGCGCAAAGAGAAAAGGTTCGACTGCTCCAGAAAGGCAAGACTGATCCGGATGAAATTCTGTTGCATAAAGCAAAGTATCAAGGACAGTTAAATGAATATTCCGGATTTTGCCGGAAAATGAAGCTTACGGAAGAACGTGAGCGTATTTACCTGGATATGGAAGGTCGGGTGGCAACAAATAGCAAACGACAGAATGCATTGTTCCCGCGGGAAATGATTGAGAATGCATCCAAGGATGCGGCTCAGTATAAGCGGTATAAAGAAGTTCTGGGAGATTATATTGGTTCGCTTGTTAATTTCGGCCAGATGAAATATAATGATAGTGAGAAATGGAAAATTATCAGTGAAGCATATATAGATGTAAAATGGCAGAGTCAAGCACTGAAGAAGAAACAAATAGGAGAAGTACATTCTATCCCGTATAAAGGTGCTCCGAATAGTGTGTTTGATAATTTCAAAGATGGTGCCTTGCAGAGACGTAGATATTACGGAAATGATGGAAGGCCAAGATTAGACATAGATATGACGGATCACGGAAATTCAAAAGAACATCCGATTGTACCACATTATCATAACTGGTATCTTGATGAAAAAGGTAACTTGAAACGTGAAGCAAAGCACGATAATCCACTTAAATTAGGGCATGAAATTGCCAATAAAGATATTCTCGAGAAGAGGTGATTGAAATGATTGAGTATAAAGATTATGCAAAATTTGAGAACTTGTCTGAGCTGTCAGAAGCTATAGAGATAGGATTAGATATCGAGTTTATTCTTTATGGAGAAAGATATAATATTTCGTGGAGAGATGACGAGCCGTTTATATGCAGGTGTCCAGAAGGTGAGACTAATTTTTATACAGATGCCAAGGCAATGCTTGATAAACATAAAATAAATGATAAACAGTTAAAGGAATTATGGAATGATATGAAAGTATTATCCATGTAGCTACCACCAGTCGAAAAGGTCGGTGGTATTTTTATACGCAATTTTAGGAGGAGTAACAATGAAAAAAAGAATAGCAGTAGTATTAACAGCGATTATCATGTCGGTTGCATGTCTGACTGGATGCCAGTCAGCAACAAAAAATTATGGTGGAAAGACAACAGTGAAACTTGAACCAAATCAGAAGTTAGAAGAAATTACATGGAAAGATGACTCTTTATGGTATCTTACAAGACCGATGACGGATGATGATGTGGCTGAGACTCACACATTCCGACAGCAGAGAGATCTTGGTGCTTTCGAAGGAACTGTAACTGTCATAGAGACAAAGGAGTAACGGATGATAATTGTAACAGTAAAAGATAACAGTATTAGTATAACTGGCCATGCTTGCAGAAAAGCTTCAGATGGTATTGACCGGGCATGCGCTGCAGTATCGGCACTTACTTGCAGCTTGATCAATTCGTTACAAGATCTTACACACGACAGAGTTCAAGCAATGGCGGAAAGCGGAATGACAGTAATCAGATGGGAGAATTTATCAGATGGCGGGAAACTTCTGGTAGATTCATGGTTCCTGGGACTTACAGATGTCAACCGGGAATACAACTGCATAGAATTTCAAAAATAAACATCCGAGAGGGTGTTTTTATTATGTCCAAAACGTGAAGACGATATAAAAGCTCGGGAGCCTGTCGAGGCGAAACGGAGGTAGAAACATGAGATACAGAATGAATTTACAGCTCTTTGAAGACGGCGGCGGAGCTGGCTCTGGTAATCAGGGTGGAAACGCTGGGACTGGAAACGGCGGTCAGGGATCCGCTGGGAGCGCATCCGGAGCACATGGAACCGGAACATATACCTATGAACAGTTGGAAGAGATTGCAGGTGCACGAGTAGAGAGGTCTGAGCGGACAGCTCTTGCCAATTTTTTCAGAAATCAGGGCATGACAGAATCTGAGGTAACACAGGCAATCAATAATTTCAAAGCAGAGCGTGCGGCTAATCAGCCAAATACTGCAAAATTGCAGAAAGATCTTGATGATGCGCTGGCGAAAGTACAGCAGATGGAGAATGAGAAGACTTTATCTGGTAAAGGTGTTAGATCAGAAGATCTGGATTATGTCATGTTCAAGGTATCGAAACTTGTAGATGATAAAACAACATTTGAAAAAGCTGCAGATAAATTCTTGAAGGAGAATCCGAAATTTACAGGAAATGCCGGTTCTTATCGCATTTCCACATCTTCCGGAAATTCTTCTGAAGGTTCTGGTGGAAACATGAACGCTTCCATCAATGATCGTATCCGTGCTGCAGCGAGAAGATAACGGAGGTAAAAGATGAATAAAAACAGAATGAATTTAAGATTATTCGAAGCAGATGCAAATATCATTGACCGCACCGGTGCTGAATCTCTGATTCCAACTCAGGAAGCAAATGAGATCATCCAGGGAACGATTGCACAGTCGGCAGTACTGTCAAGAGGGCATAAGCTTGCAAACATGACAAGCAAGCAGTATAAAATGCCGGTGCTTGATATGCTTCCGATTGCTTATTTTGTGAACGGTGATACAGGGGCGAAGAAAACGACAAAACAGGCATGGGATAAGAAGTTTATTACAGCGGAAGAGATTGCAGTTATCGTTCCTATTCCAGAGGCAGTTCTGGATGATTCGGACTATGATATCTGGGCAGAAGTAAAACCAAGGGTGACAGAGGCTTTTGGAAAAGTAATTGATGGCGCAGTGTTATTTGGTGATAATAAACCGTCTACATGGAGAGAAGACGTAGTTGCCACAGCAACAAAAGCAAGTGCAGTTGTAACACTGGGAGCTTCAGACAGTCTGTATGATAAAATCATGGCAGAAGATGGTGCGATTGCGAAGATTGAGAATTGTGGATACTTTGTAAATGGTCATATGGCAGATATTTCGATGCGTGCAAAACTTAGAGGTCTGAAAAATGCAAACGGTGATCCACTGTTTAAGCAAGATTTACAGGGGACAACACAGTATGCACTGGATGGCTCACCAATGAATTTCCCAATCAATGGAGCATGGGATAAATCCAAGGCTCTGATGGTTTCCGGGGATTTCTCACAGCTTGTATATTCTATCAGACAGGATGTTACATTTAAGTTGTTTACTGAAGGTGTTGTACAGAATACAGACGGAACTATCGCATACAACCTGATGCAGAATGATATGGTTGCACTTCGTGCAGTTATGCGTATGGGATGGGAGATCCCGAATCCTATCAATGCACTTGCAAAAGATAAGACAAAGAGATGCCCGTTCTCGATTCTGAAAGCGGGAGAGTAGGGAGGAATAACTTATGTATGTAGATTATGGATATTATGCAGATCAGTACGGAGGCGGGATTACTGAAAAGGAATTTCCGTCTGCAGAACGCAAAGCCGAAGCCTATATTAGAAAGCTGACGTATATTCGTGGAAATATATTTGCAACTGAGAACATGGCAGTAAAAGATGCTGTGTGTGCAGTTGCGGATGTGTATGCATCTTGTGAAAAGAAAAGAGAAGCAGGTACTGTAAAATCTGAAAACAATGATGGATACAGTGTTTCATATGCTGTCGAACAAATGGATGGGCAGACGATTGAGGAACTGATCGGAAAGAAAGCGTATAAAGCAGCGTCTACATACTTACTTCCAACTGGGTGGTTGTCAAGAAAGGTGGGATGCTGTTGTGTTAACGAATGCAACGATAACTGTTTATAACCGTGGGTACGATCCACTCACCCGTTTCGATACCTGGCATAGAACAGTTATTGAGAATGTTCATGTATATGTTGATCACAAAGCATCCATTGGCGATTCCGGACTAAACAGTGCAGAAGTATATAAGATCCGTATTCCTGCAGATGTGGAGAATGCGGATCAGTATCTTCCACCGGAGGAATATGCGAAGCTAAAAGATCCGGAAGAATACTGGACCATTCAGATCGAAGATCAGATTGTGCTCGGTGAGTATGATCAGGAGATTGAAAGACCAGCTGATCTGAAAGATGTACGATTGAGGCACTGTAAGGTGTTGTCTTGGTCGGATAATCGATTCGGAGGATTGCCACATTGGAGAATTGAAGGTGAGTAAATGGCACAGAAAAGGAATTTCTCAATTACAACACCGAGAGGAACATTATCATCTATGACCGGTAAAAATGGTAAGGTGACAGTAAAATTGGAATGGAATCCGGGATTTGCGCAGCGAAAAGCTGAGAACTTTTCAAAAGCGCAAGAGTTTGTTGATTCGGAATGCCTGAGGTATATGAATCCGCTTACACCAAGACGAACGGGATTTCTGATTAAATCAGGAACACTTGGAACAGTGATCGGATCCGGAAGTATCGAATATTTAGCGCCTTATGCCCGCCGGCAATATTATGAAAATAAAAGTAAGCCAAGATGGTTTGAAACTATGAAAGCAAGCCATAAAGAACCAATCCTGAAAGGAGCAGAGAAGATTGCAAGAGAGTAAAAAACCGGTTATTCAGAGTATCCGGGATTATGTGATGCTGAATCCGGATATTGATGATCGGAAGATAAATATTGATTATCTGGGTGATGGAATGGAATATTCCATTGATCCAATTGGGGCGGATCCCGTCTACAAGAGATACACAGATGGAACCTGCCTGAAGCAGTTTCAATTCGCATTTACAAGCAAGGAAGCCTATGATGGTGATGCCAGAACAGGTATCGCCAACAGTGGCTTTTACCAGGCTTTTGAAGAGTGGGTTGAAAGTAATAACATGAATGATGTTTTCCCGGAGCTGGACGGACATGATGCTATCAGAGTAGAAGTGTTGCAGTCCGGCTATTTATTTAGTACAGAGGCTGATCTGGGACGATATCAGATGATTTGCAGAGTGATATATAGATAGGAGGTTGTATCATGGCAGGAGATACAAATAAAAAGAAATTAGTAGGCAGACATAAGCGTGTTGCGTTTATGGATGTAACTGGTGAGGGAACGACATATACCAGAATGACGGGATTTACATCAATGTCTGAAGGAAAAAACTCGAGTGAATATAGTCGCCAGTATGTAGATGAATCTTCGGAAAGATCAGATGTTGTAGGATACGCACCATCTATTGATTATGAGTTTGACCGTTATACAAATGATCCGGTACAGGAAAAAATTGCAAAAGTAACAGACGATGAGCTCTTGGGATCAGATGCACAGGTTACGGTAGTGATGGTAGATTTGTTCGAAACAAAAGCAGATGATGCAAATACTTGTACAGCAAGAAAACGTGACTGGAGTGTAATCCCGGATACTGAAGGTGATGGAACAGATGCATTAATTTACAAAGGAAGCTTGAAAGCAGCCGGAGAAATCATTAAAGGAACTGCTACAACAACAGATGGTTGGCGTACATGTACATTTGCAACAGAGTAAAAAAATAGGAGAGTGAGACGATGAGCCTTTTTAAATTTGGAGATTTTGAAACAGAAGTGGATTTTACGGATGTAGATTTTTTAACTGACTTGGAATATGCGCAAGAAAAATTGGAAGAAGACGTGTCTAAGGTCCCTAGGACAGGAAAAACAGCAGAAATATTTAAAGCACAATGTCAGTGCTATTTCAACTTTTTTGATACGCTTTTTGGAGCAGGTACGCATGAAGCCATGTTTCAGGGAAGAACAAGCTACAAATTATGTTTGGAAGCAGGTGAAAAGCTTTCTGAATGTGAGAATAAACAGGTTGAAAACTTCTTTGATAAGTATGATCAGTACAATGTGCAGCAGCATGGAAACAGACAGCAGATACGCCATTACAACAAACAGCAGGGAAAGAAAAGAAAACAGCATTACAATAGGTAGGGTGCTATGAACATTTTATTCGAAGAATTTCCGGAAACAGTCAGGGTAAATGGAAAAAGCTTTTTAATTGAAACAGATTTTAGAGAATGGATTCGTTTTATACAATTGGTTGATGATGACGAGGTTCCTTGGAAAATAAAATGTCAATTGCTATTACAGTGGTATGTAGATGGGATACCGGATGATATCGAAGCAGCAGTATATGCTTTGGGAGATTTCTTGACGATGAATAAAGAGGATAATGAAGAAAATGACAATTCAGCGCCGGCGCCAAAGCAGGTTTATTCATTTAAACAAGATGCAGGATGCATTTATAGCGCATTCAGGGAAGCTTACAACATTAATCTGCAGACGATTCCCTATATGCATTGGTGGGAGTTTCAGGCGTTATTCGCGGGACTTCCAGAGCATACAGAAATCAAGCAGCGTATTGTGTACCGAAGTATAGATCCGAGAAGTATTAAAGATAAGGACGAGAGAAAGAGAATTGAAAAGATTCAGCGAGCAATAGAGCTGAAGAAGAGTCGCAGGAAAATGACTGATTATGAGATAGGAGATATGTTTGCATGAGAAAAAGTGCAATTAAAATCCCGACAGAACGCAAGTGGTATAGGTGTCCTTATTGTGGTAAAAAACTATTGATTTTTAATGATACAGCCAAGTGCGATGGTGTGTTTATTAATTGTCGGGAGTGCAGGAGAGAAGTAAAAATAAAGATACAAAGCACATGTGAGCCGTTGAGCCGTGCTATCGGAAAGGATGATAGTATATGGCAGACGGCTATTTAAATTTTGATACCAAGATAAATGAAAAAGGCTTCAATGATGGTATAAGTAAACTTGGAAGTCTTGGCAAATCGGGACTATCAATAGTCAGTAAGACAATGACAGGAGCAATTGCTGCAGTCGGAACCGGAGCTGCAGCAATTATAAAATCATCACTCGGTGTAGTTGCCAACATGGAGCAACAGGTAGGTGGTGTAGAGACTCTATTCAAAGACAGTGCGAATACGGTCATAGCAAACGCAAATAAGGCATATAAGACTGCGGGAATGTCTGCAAATAACTACATGGAAACAGTGACAAGCTTTTCAGCATCGCTGTTACAGAGTCTTGGTGGAGACACTGCGAAAGCAGCGTCTTATGCAAACAGGGCTATCGTGGACATGTCTGATAATGCAAATAAGATGGGCACGAACATGCGTGACATCCAAAACGCTTATCAGGGGTTTGCAAAGCAGAACTATACCATGCTTGATAACTTAAAGCTTGGGTATGGCGGTACTCAGGAAGAGATGAAACGTCTCATTTCTGATGCGTCAAAGATGACTGATGTACAGAAAGAGCTCGGTGTTACAGTTGATGCCAGTAGCTTATCCTTCGGAAATATTGTAAATGCCATCAGCGTTGTGCAAAAGCAGATGGGAATCACCGGGACTACTTCGAAAGAAGCAGCAACTACAATTGAAGGTTCCGTTAATTCCGCTAAAGCAGCTTGGGAAAACTTTGAAGCTGGAGTTATAAGTGCAAACGACCTTGTAGATACCTTTTGGACTGCGGCGCAGAATATCTTTAAAAATTTGGGGCAGATCATCCCAAGATTAGGAAAGACGGGGATGGACGTTGTTAGCGCACTTGCCGGAAAGATTGGCGGTGCCGTTCCACAAGTAAAAGGTTTCACTGATAGCATTTCAAAATTAGCTAATGAGCTAAAGGGGATGAACAGTGATCAACTGTTGAATCTCGGAAAAATGGCAGTTGTAATTGCCGGATCAGCTCCGGCGTTATCCGTATTCGGAAAAGGAATTGAAAATGTAAAAACTGCTACGGAAGGTTTTGACGGGATTGTAGACGGAATTACTTCATCCATCGGAAAACTTCCTAAGAGTGCAAAAGGTGCTGCAGATTCCTTGAAGTCTACAGGAAATGTTCTTAAGAACCTCGGGAATGCAATTATTCTTCCTTTTTCTGACTTAAAAGGGAAGATTGCGCCATCTTTTGCTGACCTTGGAGCGGGTATGGCTGAGATGTGGACGAATGGTCCAGGAGGAAAGCTGACCGGTGCAGTATCTGGTTCCGTAGGAAATGTAGTTGGTATTGTAAAAAACATGGGACCATCTTTTAAAAAGGAGTTCCCGGGAATAACGAAAACATTCAGTAGTCTTGGATCACAGATATCTGGTTATGCCGGTGTGATAGGAGATGCGTTCACACCAATATTATCAAGAGTAGCATCCTTCGCCCCTGCATTTTTTAAACTGATCAACATCGGTGCAGGAGCTGCAATCATTGTTGCCGGCATGGGATTAATTTACAGTCAGTTCGGTACACAGATTGATCAGTTGTTATTGCTTGTACAGACCAAAGGACCAGAAGTAATTACGAATTTCGCAAATGGAATTACTGCAGCATTACCTGGATTAATCAGTCAGGGCGCAACGCTGATCATGGAAATTCTTAATGCGATTACGGTTAATCTGCCGGCACTGATTACTGCCGGAGTAAGTATTATATCCACATTGACGAGCAGTCTGGCAGCACAATTACCACAATTAATACCATGTGCGGTGCAGATGATAGTCACATTAGTTACGTCTTTAGTGAGCAATTTACCACAGCTGATTTCATCGGGACTTAAATTAATGCAGGGACTTGCGGAAGGAATTGCTAATTCTATTCCTATCGTGGCATCTAAGGCTCCGGTTATTATAGGGAAATTAGTATCGACAATTATAACCAATTTACCGCAGATTCTTACGACAGGCGTACAGATTATCTCAAAGCTTGCTGTTGGATTAGTGCAAGGAATACCGGCACTGATTGGAAAAATTCCAAGTATGATCAGACAGATCAAGAGCGCATTTTCTAATGTAAATTGGGGAAGTGTTGGTTTAAATATCGTAAGAGGAATAGCAAGTGGATTAGTAGGAGCTGCCGGAGTGATTATGGATGCAGCAAGATCCGCTGCGAATAGGGCATTAAAGGCAGCGAAAAATGCACTTGGTATTCATTCACCTTCACGAGTATTCCGAGATCAGGTTGGAAAGATGATGGCTCTCGGTATGGGAGCAGGATTTGAAAAGAATATTCCAATCAGATCTATGAATATAGGAGCGCAAAAGGCTGTTGCAGGATTGCAGAAATCCGTAAATTTCGCATTATCTTCGAGACCTGAGGACAATACGGTACAGAAGATTAACAGACAGATTGATCTGGAAGGATCTGATGGCAGAAAACCGGATGATAGTGGAGATGATTCAGGAACACCGATTGTGATCAACAATACTTTTGCGGTAGATGGAAAACCTCTTGTCACCAAGACAACAAAAGCGGTCATCAAGAAAATAGATGGCGATAAAAAAGATTATGAGAAGTCGAAAGGCGTAAAAAAATAGTGAATAAAAGATATGGGTTTGAAAATGAAATGGGTGCCACATTGGATTATGGTATCCATTTCTTAAGTTATCCGGTATTTGATTTCGGAACAGAGAAGATTGATAGTATCGAGGTTCCTGGTCGTGTCGGTACACTGACCAGAAGAACCGGTGAATATTCTGATACGACAATTGAAAATGAAATAGAATTTCGTGCTGCAGATAGGAATGAGCATGAATTAAAAATGTTGGAGATCCGGAAGTTTCTTATGAGCACCGGTCGGATAGTGTATACGGATATGGAAGAATATTATTTTCTGGTTAAAAAGGTAAGTATAGACGATATCAAAAAGAAATACGGGATATTTGGAGATATTACAGTCACATTTACCTGTGATCCAGTTATGTACTTGCAGGAAGGAGATGTATCAGTTCCAATCAGTGGAACGCTCCGATTATATAATCCGTGGTCAGGATCGCACCCGATCTTTAAGATATCTGGTGAAGGTGTTTGCAAGATTACAGTGAATGGAAAAGAAGTTTCAGCAAATGTCGGACAGAATCTTTTGATCAATACAGATCTCATGCAGGCATACCGGGAAGATGGTGCTTTAAATAATACAGCAATAACAGGAGATTACGAAAATCTATATCTGCAGGAAGGATTGAATGAAATATCTGTAAGTTCCGGATTTGCTGCAGAAGTTATACCAAAATGGGGAGTGCGACTATGATACAAATTTATGACAGTCAGAATACAGACTTTGAACACAATGGAGATGAAACATTGTTTCCGGAGGAATGTACAGTATCTGCAGAACTGAACGGTACCTGGGTGCTTAATATGACACATCCCATTGATGACGAAGGCCGATGGAAATACATTGAAGAGGAAGCCGTGATTGCCGTTCCGACATTTATGGGGAAAAAACAACTGTTCCGGATCGACCGGGTGAGTACGGTTGATCAGGATGATTCGGAAATTACTGCAGTAGCGTATCCGATTTTCTGGGATTCCGGAGATGATCAGTTTTTGACAGATAGCCGGCCGACCGATAAAAACGGACAAGAAGCATTGAACATCATGCTTACTGGAAGTAAATATTCTGCAGAATCCAATATTACCAGAACAAGTACAGCATATTTTGAGCGCCGCAATATGATGGATGCGTTAAACGGAGAAGATTCGCCGACATTTATTCAGAGGTGGGGCGGAGAAATTCTATATGACAATTATAAGGTGATCGTAAATGAGCGTGTTGGCGGTGATTATGGAGCAGAGGTACGGTATCGGAAAAACATGGACGGAATCCAGTGCGAGATCAGTATGGAGAATGTTGTAACCAGGATTGTACCGGTTGCCTATAACGGATACACAATCGGCGGGAATAGTGGCTATGTAGATTCTGCCAATATTGATAAGTATGCCAAGGTTTATACAAAAGAAATTCGGTTTGAAGATGTGAAAATGGAAGAAGATGCCCAGGAAGATGATGAAGAGAGTGGCACCATTCTTTGTAAGTCTCAAGAAGAGATGGATCAGGCGCTTACAACCAGATGTGAAGAACAATTTTCTGCAGGGATAGATCTTCCGGAAGTAAGTATAAAGGTATCGGTTATTGATTTGGAAAATACAGAAGAGTATAAAGATTTTTCGGATTTAGTTAAAACCAGTTTAGGCGATACTGTGAAATGCTATAACACCAAATTAGATATTACAACAGAAGCAAGATGTATAGGAATGGTTTGGGATTGCATTCGCGATACAGTAGATTCTGTAACACTTGGAGATTATCAGACGAATTTCATTAAGCAGATGACAAGCACGATAGAAAGAATTGCTTCGGTATTCAGAAATAATGGAACATTGATGGCTGATAAAATTTCAGGTGTTTTGGATGCTATGCAGACGCAACTAAAGTGTCAACAAAATGCTGCAAAGCGAATGACGGTGAGAGCTGTGCTATTTGAAGATTTAGATGAAAATAGTCCGCTGTATGGTGCGATGGCAATGGGAACACAAGGACTGGAAATCTCAAAGACACGTACTGCAGACGGGCGCGGATGGGATTGGACGACTGCAATCACAGCGAGTGGAATTATAGCAAGTACGATCGTGGCGGGAATACTGTCCGACAAAACGGGACGGAACTGGTGGAACTTGGAAACCGGTGATATCCAGATGTCTGGACGTTTTCAACAATATGCATCCAATGGTGTGAAATCGATGGATATATTTGATAACAAAATAAATCTATATGCATGGGATGATGACGGAAATTATGTTGGGAGTTTACGATCGTTCCTCACTACAGATAAAAAGCGTAAGGGAATTGAACTTATGGGAGATGCCGGTGATCAGGTCCGATTAAGTGTAAAGCGAAGCGATACTACGACAGAAGAAGGACGATCGGTATTTATCGGTGAAAATGGTTATACCGGACTTTTTACAGTTGATGGGAAAGGGAATGCAGAAGAATGGCTTAGCCGTAAGCATGGCGGACCTGTATGGATCCGGAATATGCCTAATGGCGATTTCCTTGCCGGGGGAGTAAGAATAGGGGTGGAAAGCGGACTGATTACATCAATACCATCAAATTCAGTAGCCAATGGAACGTTCGAAGTCATAAGTGGTTTGTCCTGGGCAAATGGCGGTATAACCAGCGTAGACTGGGTAAAAGTAAATGTTTCAAATGGTGCAATCAAAAGCTGGAGCACGAGAACGCAGAATTTCTAATGAGGTGATGAATAATGAATAGCGGAGAGGCGCGAGGAAAAGTAGAGGAACCACAAATTACAGTTATTGAAGCTGGTGTAAAAGTAGAAAACGGAGGAGATCTCAATGAAAGCAGAAAAGATAATAAGACTGAGGATGCAGAATAGTACATTTTGTAGAAGGATTCCTGTAGTACAGGGAGATACGGCAAGGATATTTCGTTTTATACTGGAAGACATCACCCTGGATGGAACAGAACATGCAAGAATTTATGCAAGGAAACCATCCGGCGCAGAAGTCTATGATGAATGCGAAGTTGTAGGTTCCAACGAAGTGATATTCACACCAGAGACAGAGCAGATCTTTATTGAAACGGGGATTATCTCGGCAGAGATCAGAGTGGCGAACGCAGAGAAGCTTATAACCTCTTACAGCTTCGAATTCGAGGTAAGACAATCCGCGATGAGAACCGGTGATATTCCAAGTTCTGATGAATTCAATGCTCTGGAAAGGGCGATCGAAGAAGCTAAAGGCTTGCATGAACCAAAATTTACAGAAGCCGGTAAACGGGAAAACATTGTAAGCGGCGAGACGATGCAGATCCTGTTTGGAAAAATTAAGAAGTGGTTTACGGACCTGGGAGCGCTGATCATAAAAATCGGAAATAAAGATATTTCCAGTATTGGAGACGGAACCGTAACCGGAGCCATTACGGATCTGGATAAGAGGAATACGAAGAATGCATCTGACATCGATATAGAAAGAAAACGTATTGACAATATCGCAAAATTACCGGACGGAGCTACAACCGGGGATGCAGAGTTAACGGATATTCGTGTAGGAGCAGACGGCACGACATACGACACTGCAGGTGAAGCGGTGCGGCAGCAGATCAATGAAATCGACAAGAAATACGAGACAGAAACTAGTTCACTAAAGGAAGATGTAACATATTTATGTAATTACAAAAAGTACAACTATTTAAGGAATTATCGCTCTGTCCATACATGGAAGCATAATGGAATCACTTTTGCTTTACAAGATGACGGGTCTTATGATGTGAGTGGAACGGCAGCAGAAGACGCATTATTTAATTTTGTTTTAAATACTGAAAATATGCCGGATTGGATAAGGAATGGCGAATGGATTGAAATTAAAAATTCAAGTAAAATCGTAAATCTTGTATTATGGTATTACGATGAGAATATGAAATATATAACAGGACCTGAAATACCAGGAAATTACTATAGTATGGTTCCAAACAATGCAGAAAGTGTTATTTTGCGTTTGAAGGTAAAAAAAGGTGAAAGCGTAAATGAAAATGTTAAGGTTGCGATTTTTAGAAATATTAAAGGAAAAAGGCTGATAGCAAATAGTGATAATGCGGTACTCATGGAAGATGTAAAGGATACGATTCATATTAACAAGGCGGTCGGACAGGGCACACTAAAAATTGGGAACAGTAATATTTTTGAAATTATAGAAGAAAATAAAACCGGTAATGGCGTGACATATGAATATGATTCAGTGGCTGGAGATATAAAAGTATCCTCTGCTGGAGCAACTGCAGATGGTACAGAAGCAGTATTTACTGCACAAAAAAGCGGTTCAGTACCATGTCACTTTGCTTTTAAAGCACCAAAAAAGATGTGGCTTACATTCCAAAGCAATCCAAATGAATGGATGTCTTTTGACAGTGGTGTAATGTATCAAATATACAGGAATGGGAAAATGATAGGATATGAAAGAGGATTGGGATATTCATTCCTTGCAAATAAAGGTGACGAGTATGGATTCCGTATCATAATGACAAAAGGATGGAGTGGGAATATAATATTTAAGCCGCAACTAAATATTGGTAAAGAAGCATTAGATTATGAAGTATGTTGCACGGAATCGTATAAAGAGAAAGAAGTTCCGGACGACATATTAGTGGGAAATATGGTATCTATAATTAATACCGAGTGTACGTATGAATTAGCCTATGAGACAAAAGAGGTTAAAGAAAAGAAAGATACAAAGAGGAAAGGTATGATATCATTCATTGATGATGATACTACATCGTGCAAATATGTAAAAGATTACCATGACATATTTGAAGGAACCGGAGTGTGTGGAACGTATGCTGTGATGACAAGAAGGATGACAGATGGTGGAACAGATCCGGAAGATTCATCGTATCATTACCGGTACGATGACGAAGGGAAACTTCTTGAATTGCTGAAAACATACGAAATGGAAGGTTTTGGAATGGTATTACACTGCTATTGGCAGAATGATACCCATGAAAGTACACGATATTTTAATGTAGCAACAAGAGATATTCAGAAATGCCGAGAGAACATACTTCGAGGTTTAAGAGAGTACAGAGAGTTGGGATTCCAAAATGCTGACTTATGGGTAACACCATACGGAGTCCAGGATACAGAGATACAGAATCTCGCCAAAGAATTAGGCTTGGAATGCCTTATATCAATGTCAAACAATACTATTATATCAGAAGACTATAGGAACCGATGGTGTATACCAAGGTATTCGATAAGTACTACAAGTGATCAGGATTACCTGAAAGAACAGATGCGTACAGCTGTTGAAAAAGGTGGATGGATTAATATCGTAACACATGCAAATTCTTGGAAAAGTGCTGATTATGAAATGATGAAAAATAAGGTGAGAGAAATCATTGCGTATGCGAAAGAAATCGGACTGGAAATAGGAACCTTTGGGAAGTGTTACAATGAATGGAAATCCGCACTATATGAGAAAGAAGCATGAAAACTCAAGGTAAATAATAGAGCAAGAATTAACTACTTATGCCGGGACAACGATTGTGGAGAACGATGCAGACTGCTACATGGAAGTCTCTGCCGGTGGTGGAGACACATTAAGAGCCAAGAAGCTGGCACTGCTTCTAGGAGAATAAAAAGATTGTGAAGTAACAAAAAATGTTGTAAAATAAAATAAATCGAAAAAAACGAAAAATCAATCAAAAAATAAATGCTTCAAAATACGATGAAAGGAGATTCACTGATGACAAAAAAGACATGTTAGCAAAAATGGATGAAGCTGTTTGGGGCACTGATCTTGATGAAAATTCTTCATATGAGGAAATAAAAAAAGAATATGAAGAAATGCTAGAAGACCGATCAGACAATTCAGATATGTTTCCTAACGGAAGAGATTACGATGCTGAAGATGAAGACGGGATTTAATCTCAACACCAGCCACACTAAATGGCTGGTGTTTTTTATGTCTAAAATCGAGGTGAATATATGGAAATCAGAGCAAGACCGTGAGGTCTTATTTTTTATACAGAAAATTTGAACTAAAGAGAAGTGAGGTATATGAAAATGGAACAGGCTAATTACATCAAAGCTATTTTCACAGCAGTATTCGCCTTCCTGTCAGCGCTCCTTGGAGTACTGGCAGTGCCGGTGATCCTGTTGGTGGTATGCAATCTGATTGACTACATGACCGGGCTTATGGCCAGTAAGTATAGAGCGGAGGATATAAATTCCTATAAGAGCATTCGAGGAATCTTCAAGAAGGTGTCCATGTGGCTCTTGGTAGTGGTTGGAGCAATTATTGACGAAATGCTATTATATGCATCCTCTACGATTGGCTGGAAATCTCCGGTGACATTCTTGATTGCATGCATTGTAGCAATGTGGCTGATCTGCAATGAGATTATTAGTATATTAGAAAATATCCAGGACATGGGCGTTAAGATACCAGCGTTCTTGCAGCCATTGGTCAGACATATCAGGTCACAGGTGGAGGAACAGATTAACAGTAGTGATTCAGGGGGCGAGTAATCGTCCTCTTATTATTTATGTGCGACGTCGCACCGGAAGGAGATCAATATGGAAGATAAAAAAAGCATGGAAATAGCAACTGATCAGAACGAAGGTTATGAATTCGACGAAGGTATCGAGCCGACACCGGAAGAAATAGAAGCAGCCAAGAAGCTGGCAGAACAGGAGGTGTAATCATGGGAGTATATAATGTGCATGGTGGACACAATAGAATTGTACCGGGAGCAGGACACTATATGGACGAAGTAACAGAAGACAGAAAAATCACGGCTGGTGTAATCACATTACTGCAGGCATCCGGCCACACGGTGCACAACTGTACAGATGATGTAGGAAAAACAGTAGGAGCCAACCTTGCGAACATCGTAGCCAAATGTAATACCAACTCTGCAGACTTAGATATCTCCATCCACCAGAATGCGGCTAGGGTAGATCCTGGAGACGGAAAAACCAAAGGTGTGGAAGTGTTCGTATACAGTACCAGTTCTAAGGCTTATTCTGCAGCTGGAAGAGTATGCGCAAAACTGGCAGCACTCGGATTCACGAACCGGGGTGTCAAGATCAGCACTGGTCTGTATGTCTTGAAGCATACGAAATCACCGGCCATGTTGATTGAAGTTGGATTTGTAGACGACAAAGATGATGTGAATCTGTATAACAAGGTTGGCGTGAATGCGATTTGTAAAGCTATCGCGGAAGGCATCCTGAATAGTTCAGTTACATCCACACCGGCACAGACACCAACACCAGCGCCTAAGCCGGCACCAAAACCTGCAGCTAAACCGGTATCATCTAATCCGTACAAAAACGGAAGCACCTACACCCTTAAGGCAGATGCTCTTAGAGTCCGTACCGGAGCCGGAACCGGATACAGAACAAAAGGCTATAACGAGCTTTCTGTAAATGCTAAAAAGAATGCTTACGGCAATGGCAACCTCAAGAAAGGCACAAGAGTAACCTGCATGGCAACTAAGATGATCGGAAACGATATCTGGATGCAGATTCCATCCGGCTGGATTGCTGCACGATATGGCGGGAAAGTGTATGTAGGATAGTACATTTTAAATAGGTAGAAACCACATCCATTTTACTTTATACGTTCTTACAATCCGGTCCACCGAACTTCAATAACGTATAAAGTGCCCGCAAACCCTTGATTTTACTGGGTTTGCGGGCATTCTTAA